GAACACGAATGTGATTTTATCGGTAGTACCAATACTCTTATCTCTGCTGATAAACTCAGAACTATGGTATTTAAGTCCCCCGTTCACACAACAACTGATGGACTTAAGGTTTACGAGAAACCAGTGGTTGATTCTAAAAATCCAGCAAACAATCACACTTATATTTTAACAGTAGATACGGCTAGAGGAACTGGTAATGATTATCATGCATTTACAGTTATTGATATAACCAAGACACCATATAAGATAGTTGCTACATTTAGAAATAATGAAATATCCCCACTTGTTTATCCGAATATAATTTACCCAATAGCAAAGCAGTACAACGATGCTTATATATTAGTTGAAATAAATGACATAGGTGGACAGGTTGCTGATTTGTTACATAGTGAATTGGAATATGATAATATTTTAATGTCTAGTGTAAGGGGTAGAAAAGGTCAAACGCTAGACGGTGGTTTTGGTGGAGCAGGTCAAACCCAACTTGGACTTAGAACTACAAAGGCTGTAAAGCGTCTAGGATGCTCTGTGCTGAAGTCTCTGATAGAATCGAACAAACTACTCATTGCAGACTATGACATCATCCAAGAACTCGTATCATTTATTGCAAAAAATAATTCCTTTGAAGCAGATGGTGGTCACACGGATGACTTGGTTATGTGCATGGTTTTGTTTGGATGGCTAACCACTCAGAATTACTTCAAAGATTTGACCAACATGGATATAAGAAGAACCGTGTTTGATGAAAAATTAAAACAATTAGAAGAAGAAATGACACCGTTCGGTATTTTAGATGATGGAATTTCATATAATAATGAAGAAACTGATTCGTCTGGTACTGTGTGGAGGGATGCTGAAAATAGAAATAATGATTTTTATACATAATCGTAGACCAAAATTAGGCGAATAAGGAGAGAAAAATGGCATTTCAACTAAGTCCCGGTGTAGAAATCAAAGAATTTGACCTTACTAATGTAATTCCTGCCATTGCAACAACCCCAGCTGGTTATGTCGGCATGTTCCAATGGGGTCCACAAGACCAAAGAGTATTAATTACAAGCGAAAAGCAATTACAATCTGTATTTGGAAGCCCAACAACAGATTCAACCATGGCAATATCATGGTTTGTTGCTTCAAACTTCCTTTCATACGGTGGTGCATTGCAAGTAGTAAGAGCATCCCACGCATCAGATTTAAACGCAACAGATACCGGAAGTGGTGCTTTAGTACAAAATAGAGACAAGTATGAATTTTTCAATGGTACATACACTTTCAAGTTTGCAGCAAAGTACCCAGGTACATTAGGAAATGGACTAAAGGTTGTAGTAATCGATGGCGATGTTACAACAAACACAGACACTGAGTGGACAACTTTCACAGACACATATGGAATTCCAGGCACCTCATCATTTGCTTCAAGTTTAGGAGCAACAAATGACGAGTTGCATGTTCTAGTAATAGACGCAACAGGCAAATGGTCAGGAACCCCAGGAACAGTTCTAGAAACATTCCTTGGAGTTTCAAAAGCAAAGAATGCAAAGAGTGCAGACGGTACTACAAACTATTGGAAAAATGTAGTAAATAACAAATCACAATATGTTTGGGTAGGTAGTTCAGAAACAGCATCTGCTCTCTTCACAGGTTCTCAAGCATGGGACACCGATGCTACAACAACATCTTCATTCAAACAACTAGTAAATCTACAAGATTACATCTTAAATGGTGGATCATTGAACAATCCAAGTGATGGCACAATCTCTGCAGCATTCCAAACACAATTTACAAATGCAGAAGAGGTAGATGTTTCACTACTCATCGCAGGTAACATCAGTGCAACAGAAGCAAAGAAGGTAGTTGAAATTGCTGCAAATCGTCAAGATTGCATTGCATTCGTATCACCATCAGCAACAACAATTGGATCATATGGTTCAAGTTCTGCAACAATCTTCTCAGCAATCAAAGATTATAAGACAACTGTTGGTAACTCATCTTACGGTGTAATGGACGGAAATGCAAAATATCAATATGATAGATTCAATGACCGTTTCCTATATGTACCACTATGCGGCGATATCGCAGGTTGCTGTGTAAGAACAGATAACACCAAGGAGCCTTGGTACTCACCAGCAGGTTACGATAGAGGTCGTATTAACAATATCGTCAAACTCGCATGGAATCCATCAAAGGAATACAGAGATGATCTTTATAATCTAAGTATCAATCCTGTAGTAACCTTCCAAGGTACAGGTGCAATTCTCTTCGGTGACAAGACTCTACAAACCAAAGCAAGTGCATTTGATAGAATCAATGTTCGTAGACTCTTCAATGTTCTAGAGAAGACAATTGCTACAGCAGCTAAGTTCCAACTCTTTGAATTCAACGATGCATTCACAAGAGCACAATTTAGACAATTGGTTGATCCATTCTTAAGAGAAGTTCAAGGTAAGCGTGGTGTAAGTTCATACGCAGTAGTTTGCGATGAATCAAACAACCCACCAAGTGTAATTGATCAAAACCAATTCGTTGCTGATATCTTCATTGCACCAGCAAGAAGTATCAACTTCATCCGTCTAAACTTCGTTGCTACACCAACCGGAGTAACCTTCGCAGAATTCGGTGGATAATTTCAAAAAAGGCATATAAATAAAAGAGGAATCAAGGAGAAAATAAAAAATGGCTGACTCGTCAATCAACTCATTTATGTCAAACTTCGACGGTGGCTCAAGACCAAACCTTTACTCTGTAAATTTGGTATGCCCTGTCGGTCCACTACCACAACTTCAATTTTACTGCAAGGCTGCTACTCTACCTTCATCAATTCTTGGTGAAGTAAATGTTCCATACCTCGGTCGTATGGCAAAGTATCCCGGTGATCGTCAATTTGAAGATTGGACAATCGACATCATCAATGATCAAGGAATGACACTAAGAAATGTTTTTGAATACTGGAATGAATTGTTTAATTCATATGCTGGTAACTCAACACCATTTCCAAATCCTCGTGGTGCATTCGGTTCAGCAACCGTAGCACAACTAGACAGATCATACAGAGTTGTTAAGTGGTATCAATTCTTCGATCTCTGGCCAGATAACATCGCATCAGTCCAATTAGGATATGATCAAAACGACACAGTATCTGATTTCCAAGTTGTATTCAAATATTCATACTTCGTAACAAGTTCATCACCATTCCAAGTCAATGGAGCAAATATTGCAGGTGGAACATTAGGACCAGGCGCAGTTGCTGCTGCTGGTGCTGGTGCTCCATTCGGATTTGGTGTACCTGGTCTAGGTGGTTTTGGATTAGGCTCAGGTGCATCAGTCGGTGTGGGTGGACAAGGAAGTGGTGCGTTCGCCGGTGCAGGTGGAGGAAACACTTCAATCGGATTCGGTATAAATACAGGGTCAACCAGTTTCGGGTTTGGAATCTCAACCTGATACTGAATTGATTCGGTATTTTTTAAATAAGGATTTATATTATGGCGTTTGAATTATTTGGATTTTCATTTGGCAAAAAGAACAAGGAACCTGACACAGTAGAGTCATTTGTACCTCGTAATTTAGAGGACGGTGCAAGTGTTGTTGAAACTGGCGGGTTTCAGGGTATGTACATTGATTTGGACGGAACTCTAAAAGCCGATGTTGACTTAATTAAAAAATATCGTGAAATGTCCTTGAATGCTGAAGTTGATATGGCAATTGATGATGTTGTTAATGAAGCCATAACAGAAGATGCAAAGGGGACAACTGTTCAATTAGATTTGGACAAAGTACAAGTTCCAAATGAAATCAAACAAATAATGTTTGAAGAGTTTGATAGCATTTTGAGCCTTTGGATTTTGCAAGAAAAGGTCAAGAGATTTTTAGAAAATGGTATGTTGATGGTAGACTATATTACCATCACATACTTCACGACGATCCAGCAGAAGGACTAAAAGAAGTTCGCTTAATTGATCCTCTTTTAATTAAGAAGATTCGTGAAGTAAAGAGAGATAACAAACTAGGAAATGTACCAATCATCCAAAGTGTTGATGAGTATTATGTATTTTCAAATTATGAAAAACTAAACCCATATGATACAAAGGGTCTTAGAATTTCTACAGATAGTATCAATTATATACATTCTGGATTATTTGATTATGCAAGTAAAAGAGTTGTTGGATGGCTACACAAGGCAATTAAACCACTTAACCTCCTAAGAATGGTTGAAGATGCTACAGTCATTTATCGTTGGTCTAGAGCACCAGAGCGTCGTGTATTCTATATCGATGTCGGTTCTCTACCAAAGAATAAAGCAGAGCAATACTTACGCGATCAGATGAATCGTTTTAGAAATAAGATTGTTTATGATGCAAATACAGGCGAACTCCGTGATGACCGTAAGCATATGAGTATGTTGGAAGATTATTGGCTACCCCGTCGTGAAGGTGGTCGTGGAACTGAAATTACAACTCTGCCCGGTGGTCAAAACTTAGGAGAGATGGCAGATGTTGAATATTTCTTGAAGAAATTATATAAAGCATTGAACATACCTGCAAGCAGATTGCAATCGGAAAATGGATTCAATATGGGTCGTGCTTCAGAAATTACTCGTGATGAACTAAAATATGCTAAATTTATAAACAGACTAAGAAGCAAATTTAGTGAGTTATTCTTAAACTTCTTAAGAACTCAATTATTAGCAAAACAAATAATGAGTGATGAAGATTGGAAGAGAATTTATCAAAAAATAGATTTCAAATTTGCTACAGATTCTTATTTTGCAGAATCCAAGCAAGCTGAAATATTAAGAGATCGTATTGCTATTCTTCGTGATGCAGCAGATTATTCTGGTAAGTTCTATTCTGATAAATGGCTAAGAAAGAATCTGCTTCGTCAAACTGATGATGAAATTGCACAAATGGATGCAGAAATCTCAGAAGAACAGCAAATACAACTTCAAAAACAACAACAAGCAGCAGCAGCAATGGGTTTAACTCCTGAAGGAACACCTACAGGTGAAGCAGGCGATACTGGGCAACAACCCGGTATAAATACAGGAGCAAGTGCTCAACCTGCTACTACAGGAGGAACTACATTCGATGCCAGCAGCCTATTATGATATAACAATTGAAGAAGGTTCTAGTTACAGACTAAAACTAAAATTTAAAGACAGAAATGGTAATGTTGTTGATTTAAAAGATACAGTACTAGCACCTGAAGGATTCGAAGATGTTCTTGGTTCAACCAACGGAATTGGCGTATTTGCTAAAATGCAAGTTCGTAATTCAGTAAATGCAGCATTAGTTGAATTAAACCCTGTAAATGTAACTGACTCTGGACCTGTTGGTTTGTTTGGCGAAAGTTGGAAACCAGTAGGAAGCACTGCAATCGATCTAACTTTATCAAATGGTGCTGCAGGGTCAGATGGTAAAGCAACTCCAAATATAAAGATATCCCTATCATCATTCAATACAAGAAGAATTGATTATGGTAATTATCTTTATGATCTTGAATTAGTTTATTATAAAAAACCAACTACAGGTGAACCAAACTATACTGCTATATCGGAAGGATTGGATAAAGATACAGTAGTGTTCAGAATTTTACAAGGTAGATTTATAGTAACACCAGCAATCTCAAGATAATATGGCAACAGTAGACCTAAGCACATTCTTTGTAACTATCGAGGAAACTACTCCTATATTCAAAACAAGAGTAGAGTCCAGAACTGATATTTCAATTTATCAAACACCAAGAGTTGAGGATGTGCTAGAGGCAGATGCTCATAGAGATCCTGCGTATCAAGCAAGTTTCAATCGCTGTACTTCTTTAGGATGTACAGACTACACAAAAGGATTTAATTATATCCCAAGTTGTGGTGAGTGTGAACAACCATTGTTCACGCCATTTACCGATAAAAAATTAACATGTCTTGCTGACATTCTTTTACAAAGAATAAATTATGACATGGATTATCTTTTATCAGAAGAAAGAAGTGAAAATTATGGTGG